CAATCAGAGCCTACATCAAAGTTGAATTGGCCTGTCTTGGTCACCACATTCAGGTTGCCATTATCTACTTGTATATTAACATTGGCATTTGGTCCTACCTGTATGTCATAGTTGTTATCAGCGGTACCACTCTTGTTAATGTATACCTTATGACGGCCATCTATGGTCACATCACTATTACCTTTTATATAATGTTTATTATCTTTGTCTGTTATGTTAAAATAGCTGGCCTTATTTAAATCTATTCTATTGCCAGCGGTGTCTATTTCATAACTTGTGCCAGAGCTGTGCTGTTCATATATTCTGTAATGGTTTGTTCTTATGCCGTCTTCATCAATGGTAAATGAATCATCATATTCTTTTATGTGGCCGCTTTCCGATTCAAATACGTGATTGTATGGATAGACTGCGTTATATGTAATTTCAGGCTGAGACCAATTGTCCGTATCACTGGCCTTTATATTACTTCCAACCTCATCAAAGTCGGCTGTAGGTATTTGTTTTACCTCACCAGTTGGTTCTAATCTGGCCGCTATACGAGAAGTTAATGAAGCGTGTGCTTTGTCAGGATTGTTTACTGCGAGTCGGTTGGTATCTGGTTCTTCTTTTTCTTTTGGATAAACGGAAATTGTAGTCGGCTCGCCGTCTTTGTCTAATCTATAATTCGGATCGTAGAAGCCGCTTTCTGTATTTCCTAATTCAGCAGGCCTGCCAGGTAAAGTTCCAACTATCACCATCTCCTGCATAAGATTATTACCATCTCTAAAATATCCCCACACCCACGCACCTTCTACAATGAAAGACGGCGAATGGCCAAGGCCAGATATACCAGATGATGTAACAGGCAATAGAACAGACGCCCAAGGTAAGTCTGCGGTTGCTATTTTGTTTTTGTCGCTTGTGTGGATGCCTAAACATCTTACTCGCAGCCTGCCTAGTTTCTCTGGATCAAATCTATCCTCTACGACACCTACGAAATGTTTAAACTCCGAAATTCCTAGAAAGGCCATTTGATTCCTACCGATATATGTTTGTTTTTAATCACTACGCTATATGTCATTTATTACTATTTCTTTTCTTCCTACGCAATTCGTCTAGTTCTTCATTATTGTGTACTATGAAGTCTGTAAACCCCAAGGAGGCCTTATCTATGTCTATTTTACTTATGTTATTACTGAACCAGGCAGTCGCTAGACTGACTTTATCTTTGAGTTGTGTAGATATGTCTGTTTGGCCCTTAAAGAATATGCTGTATTTGTTCTGGTAGTATATATTGTCATACTTTTCTGAAAGGTCATCTATTGTATGTGTAAATGTTTCTTTACATCTATTGCTAATGTCTTTAATCTGCGTTCTTATGTTCATTCTCATTCTCTTTGCTCAGTTAATTGTTTACTTTCATATTGGGGCAGTAGGCCAGCCTTTAGTCAAAAAAATTTCGACTCTCAGCAGCTCTAAGCCATTATCTCATTATGCGTTTCTTGGTTTGCCTCGTTTATTAATGCCTCGTCTAGTTGATATTGTAAAAATGTGATACTATCTAGGTTTTCTCTATTCGTATGTATATCTATATTTTCTTCTGGATACGCCACTCTTACTGCGTCTTTAACTAGTTCTAAATTCATCTTGTGGTTATCTTTTGCTGTATCTATCTTGTGGTGTATAGTTCTTATTAAATAACGGCCACTCATATACGGATCATAATCTAATGGATTATCTTTACCTACTGGTTCATAACTAGGTACTTCAAAACTGCATAAATCACCAACTGATATACCTGTGAAACCTCTACAATCTAAACTAATAACTTGACTCTTAAATGATAGTTTCTGTGCCATACTAGCAGGATATATTCGTTCTCCATCTGGTCCTTCATAATCGTTTTGTATCTTTTCTGTTGTAGATATAAAGTTTAATCGTCCTTCAGGTTTATCTGAAATCATTTTATTTTCTTTAAAGTTAAACAATGGCAACTGCGACTTGCTATCTATCTTACCACCTGATCCATCGTGTTCAGTATGAAATATAGTAGGAAAATATGTGTTGTAGTCAAAGTTTGTTTCGCTAAATGTCTTGTTAAAAATATCGTGTGTTACCGTCTTACTAGCATATACACCATTTGATAAGTTCTTTAATGTGTCAAACTGATCCTTAATAGTATATCCATCAACGGTCTGCATTTCTTTTATAACATCTGTTTCACCTGTTCCTTGTTTTACATTTCTAGGTTTCATTTGAAACTTTGCTGTTACAGGTCTTGCAACACCATTTATTGCTAACATATTCTCTAAACTTCTAAATCTAAAACCTGTGCTGTCTTCGTAAAATAACATACCACTTGAATTGTATTTTAGTGGTTCTGACATTGTTGATAAACTAGCAATTGCTTTTAAAGGTTTAATTCTAGGCATTACAAATTTATGTAATCCTCTTGTTTCTTCTACAATCAAATTCTTCTTACTATCTAAATCAGTTCTTAACATATCTACGACCATAGTATCAATAGGACCTTCGTAGGTTTTATTAACTCTTACCATTTCATTATCAATTAGTTCTCTACTGCAAAAATGAAGTACATATATTTGTGATCTAGGTGTCAAAGGCGTTCTATTACTGATTTTATAGATAAACATAGGGTGACCTGTAATACTAGTGAAATCGTAACCTCTACTCGTGCCTGGCGTATATAACTTAAATTCTATGCGTTCATAGCCTGTCAAAGGTAAATGTGATATAACAGATTGACCATCTGCGACTACTACACTTCCTGATAGACCTGCGCCATCAAGTGATTCATATATGTCTATTTCTAAAACTTGTGTTTTGATTGAGATTGATTTAGCATTCTTATTAGAACCATCTGCTGATTGATATGACACTAGGACTATATCGTCTAATAAAAATCTACCTGCTCTTGTAAGTTTACTTGTATCTATTTGTGAGTACATAATTATTCATTCATTAATCTTTCAAATTCTTCAATTATTAGTGGTAAGAAAGATGGTGATAGTAATTTAATTCTGCCAATTCTATCTTGTTCTCTTTGTTCATATTCTCTATTTGAAACTGCTTGTGCGCCTGGGTCTGTACTATTACATTCTATCAAGTGTGAATAATCTATTGATGTTTGTGGTCCACTAGATTGCACCTTTTCATAATGATGTGTAGCACCTGGTATTTCGTATTTGTCATTTATATATTCTTCAAATGCTGAAAATGATAACGGCCAACCGTGTAAACCATCTGTTACATTATTTGTAATTAATATAATCCAATGTAGTTCAGGACTGCCAAAATGTCTTTCTGCAATAGTTTCAGGTCTCTCACCATCTGCAACAAAATATTCTGAATAAAGACTTGCCTCGTCTTTAATTTTATCTCTTATCTTAATTCTTCTCCATAAATCACTAACCAGTTTATATTCTTTTGTGCCTGGTATAATATATTGACCTTTAGGAAATCTTGTAAAGTACATTAATATCCTTTTGCTACCGTTTCTTTAGTCATAATTTCTGTTTCACCAAATGATAAGTTCATTGTTGTAATAGTAGGTGGAGCACCTCTTTCGTCTGGTGTTAATGTTGATACAACACCTTCAGGAGCATAATCTACATCACATTGTTTTAAAACACAACGACTAATTCTAGGTAAGTATGTGTTTTCATTATCTCTATACATATATGTTATTTGAAATTCTGATGGTACATTGAAGTAACCATTAGCACCACTTTGTTGTTCAGGTAACATATGAAATCTAAACAATTGTATTATCTTGTGTACTGCGTCTTTTTCTTTCTCATTCTTTGGTGCAAAAGTAAATGGGAAATTAAATTCTCTAAATGGTACTGCTTTAAATACTGATTCTAAATTAGGATTCTTTGCTTGACCTTTAAACTTATCGTATGCTGCTCTTGCGTTCTCCATACCAGGTATTAATCCAACAACACCAAATGCCGCCTCTTTTGTTAATTCTTGTATTACAGCGGTAGAACCTTTTGCTGCTGCTTTTAATTTATCTTTAAAACCTGTGTCATTGATTACACCACCAATACCCATTCCTATATCTCCTGCAAGACCTGTTTCAACACCTTCGTAACTAGCCGATTGATTGAATTTCATTCCTTCAGGTGGCATATACAATATGATACTATCTGAAATATATGTGTGATTTGAACCAAACTTACTAAAGAGACCTGAATTAACACCTCTAACTCTATTAGTTTGTTCTATGCCTCGGCTTTTTATTTTTGCAATACTTCGGTTCCAAGTACCTGCTACTTTACCACCATACCAATTTGTTTCACCACCAACATAGTTTTTAGAATTGTCTGTTAGTAATCCATTATTAAAAGTTTGAGTTTTATATTTTGATTCATTGTGCATAAGAACATCAAATATAACATAGTGTCCATCGCCCATATTACTTGTTTCTTGTGGGTAGTATACCGTTCCATATGAATAAGGATTTTCTTTTATGTGTGCTGTAGGATTATCATTACCTATCTCTAATGGAGATTTGTTTAAGAGTTTAGCAGCTATCTTTGATGTTTGACCAGAATTAGCAAAAGATGACATTAACTTATTACCTATTGCGTTCATAGCCATAGAAGTTACTTTACCTTTGATTACATTTGCTACTTTTGATGTCCAAGCCATTTTTATATCCTTACTAAATATTGTTATTAACTATTTATATGATATGAGCAAGTCTTTTAAAGGAATATATAAACCAACCAATCCTAAAAAATATGTTGGCAACCCAAATAACATAGTGTATCGTTCACTTTTAGAGCGTAAATTTATGGTCTATTGTGATAATAACCCAGGCATAACAAATTGGGCAAGTGAAGAATTACCTATAAGATATTACAATCCTATTGACAAGAAATACCATAGATACTTTCCAGACTTCATACTAAAAACAGACAAAGGTAAAAAGATGTTGGTAGAGATTAAACCTTCTCGTCAAACTACTAGACCTAAACCACCTAAAAAGAAAACTAAATCGTATATGCGTGAGAGTTTTGAGTTTATTAAAAATAAAGCAAAATGGTCAGCGGCAACCAAATATGCTGAAGATAATGGTGCTGTTTTTAAAATAATTACTGAAAAAGATTTAGGTTATAGTTATTAGAAATCGGCAGAACCTGTACTACCTTGTTTAACATATTTTAATGTTGTTTCAGGTTCGTGGTCTAAAAATCCAGAAACATTTGTTGAGGCTGCTGTACTATTAGTTTGATTAGTATTGTTTTGTACATTAATTACACTATTTTGAGAATTAGCACTTGATTCTGTTGCCTCTTTTTTAAGTATTGCCGATGTTTTTAACTTCCCACCTGCATTATTACCTATAATATCTTTTATAGTTAAATTTTCATTTTGTTCTTGTTCATCAGCCAAATAAGATTGTGTGTCTTGCGTTCTATTTGCTTTTGCATTTTCATAACCTTCTTCACCTGGTTGATAAATTTGTCCATCATAATCAACAACAGGTGCTGCTGAAGCGTCTTTTGATGGAGTTCCAGCTGGAGACCAGTTTGGGTCTGCTATTTCAGCACCATTTTCGCCTACAGCATAGGTACCATCATCTAATTGATCCCAAGATTTTGCTTTTTCTTTTTCCATTCTTGTATCATCACCTTCTTTTAAATCACCAAATCCTAGTAATCTACCTATTTTTGAGTTTGCAAGCCACTCACCTATTGATTTAAAGAAACCTGTAATCTTGTTCCATATTTTAACAAAAAATGCTGCTATCTTGTCAATTCTTTCTGCAACAAATTGAATTGCTGCTACTACTAAAAGAAATACACCAGCAATCATTATTCTAGCAGTTTTGAAAAAGTTTATAAGACCTTTAAATGCTTTTTTCAAACCACCTGGTTGTAATATTTTACCTATACCTTTGAATACACCCTTACCAGCATTACCAAAAGTTTCCATTGCTTCTGTAATAGTATCAGGTATAATCATAAGTCCTTCTTTTAATTCCTGAAACTTACTAAATCCTTTATCTCTACCTGTGTCTGCTGACATTCCTGTTTTCTTTTCAATCTTCTCATTCTTTTCTTTTAATTTAGCAATCTCTTTTTCATTTTCTTCAATATCTTTTTGTGCTATGACTCTCTCGTCAGCACCTTTTTTATCTGCTTCATCAAGTGCCTTTTGTAATTGTACTCTTTCAAGTGTTTTTGATGTAATTTCTTTTTCATTTGCTTTGTATTGTTGTTGAAGAGCAAATATTTCTCTTTGTGTTAATAAAACTACTTGATTGCCTCTTATTTCTGCTTTTAAACCTTGTTCTCTAAAATTAGCAAGTTTATCTTCTAATTTCATTTGTCTATCATTAAATCTATCAACCGTGTCTGCTAATTCTGAATTATATTCTCTTAAATCAATTCCTAATTCATTAGTTAATTTAACTAATTTGTTTATTGCTATAGCAAAGTTATCAACAGGACCTGATTTTAATTCATCTGTTATTTCTCTTATCATAGAAGGAACATTACCGACAACTGCTTGTGCCGAAGCTTTTAAACCATCAGCACTTGCTTGTTGTATAGAATTAGCAAGTCTTTCCATTTCTGCTTTTACATTCATAGGTGTTTTTGCCACCTCTTGTGGACTTGCCTGTTCTATTCCTGCTTTTTTAAGTTTCGGTAATGCCATAATTGTTAATCTTTGTTTTTAATCTTTGTTGCTTTGCCGTTTACATATATTGCAAACCACCCAGCGCCTGCCCCTACTACAACTGATACAAGACCTGCTTGTGCATTGTTAGGTGCCTCTAGTGCCATAAACCAAGTTATAACTTCCATAAATGCCCAACCATAGGCAACCATCATTAATCTTGGTACTGCTCTCCAATTAGAAAGCAATTCTGGTATTTCTACTTCTATAAAGTGCCAAAGTTGTTTAACAGCATATTTAAAACCGTTCCAACCACCACTTAAAAGTTTATTAATATTCCACATATAATTATCCTTTACTTTGTTGTTCTCTTTTTTTTCTCTCGTTTTCTTCTTTAACATATCGTATCAGCAATGATACATATACATCTCTTTCCCACGGTATCATAGCCTCAATCTCGGTTAGCGAATACTTATGATGGTGCATAAGTGCAAAGTTAATTTCAAAAAACGCCTCTAGGCTGTTGTGGGAGAGGCCAATCCGAAAAAATCTTGCAACCCGCTGAAGGTGACGGTACTTTCAACTCCTGTCTTCGGGTTCTTCACTTTACATTGGTGCCTTAACTTCGGCATAGTATCAAAGAATTTTCTTATTTTAGCAAACTGATCTTGTGATAAGTTTTCAAAAAACTCTTTCAATTCTTCTTGTGTTGATTCACTAGTAGGATAATTCTTTTCACCCTCGTAAATGTAATCAACGCAACCTATAATTAATTTTAAAATATCTGCATATTTAAGTGCCTTTAAACCTTGTGTATCATATAACACTTTCATATTAGGATATTTTAACATCACACCTAATTTTCTTTTTTCATCTAGCAAAACATCATTTGTGTGTGCGTCATCTACTTGCACCTCAACTTTTGATATATCAACTTCTATGTCGCCATAGGTTTTGCTATCATCTGGACAAATAATCTTAAATTTAGCAACTTCTCCTACCGACTTTGCCCTTACTTGTAGGAAAATATATTCTACATCAAATGTAGGTAATAGTTCTACATCTAATTTATTAAATGTTACAGCAGTCAAAATATCTCTTGTTGCTGTTTGCATTTGGTTTTCATCACCTGATTCGAGTGCCATATATAAAACTTTTTCCTCTTTAACTAGAAAAGGTCTATATTGAACCTTCATATCCGTTGATGGTAAAGTCAACTCAAATCTCGGTGTTTCAACTATTGGTAACGCCATTATAACTCCTTATTATATTTAAATATTTAGTGGTGGTATTTTAAATGGTGGAAATACTCTTCCGCCAGTTACTATACCTAGAGGTA